TAGCTGGTGCCATCAATGCAAATGAGATTGAACTAGGAGAGACTTTTCATGCGAATGGAGAGTCTACTGGAGGTAATGCTTTTGCTAACGTTACTACAGCAAATAGTGGAGTTAATAATTATAAACTAGTTAACTTAAGGCAATATCAAGACGAATTATCTACAACTTTTGCTGGCTCCGCTACAGCTATAACTCAACAAACTTTCATAAGAACCTCTAGTGCAGATCCTGATGTATTATTTTATACAGGTGCAGGTGTATCAAATGGAAACGTTAACGTAAGTGCTTTTACTTCTTCTTCAATCAATGATGGTTTTTTACCTTATGAGGTGGGATCCCGTCAGTTTAGATTTTATCAATTAAAATTTGTGGTACTCAACTCATCTCCAAATGAATTTGACTTTACACTCGATAAATTTAGAGTTAGTATAGAGAAGACTACAACAACTTTTACAGAAACATCAACTTTTAGTAATGCTACGCAGTTTGTTGACATGACATCTGCAAACTTTGGTTTAACACCGACTGTATCTTTACAGCCAATAAATTTTGCCAATGCAGCTGTTGTACTTACTGTTGAGGTTACTAAAGATCATGTGGCGTATAGAGTATTTGATATTGGAGCTGATGCGATAGCACCTGCTGATGGTGCAATATCAGTCGCACTAACAGCAACGGGAATATAAGATGACATTATTAGACTCAAACACCTTTATAGAACCTACTGCAGCAACTAGTATTAGTACTGCACGAACTCAGTTCAATAATGCTCTTAGGTCTTTGTTGACCAATTTTGCAGGAGCAGCTGCACCTTCATTAGCAGGTAGTAATATTGTTAGATCTGGGGCAGCTCAAGCTCCTGAAACTGGACTACTATATAGACACTCAAATGCAAATGTGACTGCCTTTTTCGTAGCTGATGCAAACCATATTAAAACACAGACTGTTGGGACAGGTTTTACACGAGTAGGTATCGGACATAGACTTGAGAATGGTATTGTCTCTATGATGTCTAATGTTACTCATTATGAGATAGGAGAGCTTGCCGCTACTGTTAGTTCTGCAGGAGCGCTGTCTGGTAATGCTAGAATCTATCTAAAAAAAGCTAATACTGACACTTCTGCTGATTTTGTTGACATTGGTATACCACCTCTGAACGGTTCTGTTACTAATGCAATGATTGAGTCAGCCACTAGTACAACAACTGGTATAACAGGAGATAGACTTAACTTTGCCTTTAATAGTACAAAAGGTTTAGCTGGAGCGAACGCTCAAATTAAAGTTTCTGCCATAGCTAATAACCCAACTGCGATTGCGCTTGGAACTATTAATAGTGCTAATACCTCTATTGTCCACTATGGAACAACTAGTGGTGCAATTGCTGGTGCAGGAAAAGATGGACTAAACATCCTTACACAAGACGGTAAAACTTATGGTAATGTTGCTGCTAGAGTACTTTCTCAATCAACCATAATGAATACAGCTACAGATGTAGCACCACTAATGCCTCCTGGTACAATAATTATGTATGGAGCTGATTCTGCTCCAGCTGGTTGGTTAGCTTGTGAAGGAGGAACGGTAAGTAGAACTACATATGCAGCATTATTTGCAGTGATAGGTACAAATTTTGGAGCTGGAGATGGTAGTACTACATTTACTTTACCTAATTTTAATGATAGAGTAGCAGCAGGTAAAGCAACTAATGTTGGTTATTCACCCTCTGGCACGACAATAGGCTCTTCAGGAGTTTTAACAGCAGCAGGTGGAGCGTTAAGTTTAACTGTCGGTACATCCTCAGTTGCTACAGCCTCAAAAGATGCTGGTAGTGCTACAGTTGTAACTAGTGTTAATGGTACTACTGGTAGCATAACAACCACACAAGCCTTTCAAGGCGTTAAATTTATTATAAAAACATAGGAGATAGAATGTCTTATTATAAAATGCATATAGACGAGCTTCACTCAGATAATGTGTTCTGCGAGTTTAGAGAAATTACTAAAGAGGGAAAAGGTCCTTTAAAGCTAAAGTCATTTAGCTTAGATAAAATGGCAGAAGTTGTCCCAAAAGTAAAAGAAATGGTTGCGGGAGATATTATAGGAATATACTATGAAAAATCAGGGTCACAAAATCCTCACACAGAGATTCAATGGCTTGACGGACAAAGAGAAATGCTCAATGAAGAAGATCAAAAATGGTGTTTGGAAATTATAAAACGAGCATGTGTAGACAATGAGTTTGATTATCTTAATGCTCCCCCGTCTGTTGATGAGCAAGTTGAGTCTTTTATTAAAGAATTTTTTGATGACGAAGATGAAAAACCTTTAGAGAAAAGAGATTTCTTAGAAGAGTTTTTTGCTGAAATTGACGAAGAGGAACCTGATAAAAAGGAGTAAGATATGGCACTTACACGAATAAGTAGATCTGTTGTTGCTAGTAATTTAATAAGTGCTTCTTTATTAGCTAATAACAGTATTGAAGGTAGACACATTGCAGACGGTACTATTACTGCGGCTCAATTAGATGCAGGCGCTAATGCTTTAGCAGTAGAAGTTAGAATTAATGCTAATGTTGATATAGTACAAGATAACGTAGCTGCTGTTGAAACTAGACGTTCAGCAAACAATACTCTACTAACTACAGAAGATGCCGCGATAGAAACTAGAAGAGCGGCTAATATTGCCGGTGCCGTAAGTACTATTACTACAGCTGATCTAACCGCTTCAAGAGCCTTAATAGCAGGGACTGGCGGAAAAATAGAAGTTAGTGCTGTTACTTCTACTGAACTCGGACACCTTGATGGAGTTACTTCTGCAGTTCAAACTCAGATAGATGCGATAGAAACAAGAAGAGCTGCAAATTTAACTTCAGCTACATTTACAGATCAAGTTAATATGAATGATGATCTTGTAATCACAGGTAATTTAACCGTAAACGGAACAACTACCACTGTGGATACAACTGATCTCACTGTAGCAGATAGAATGATAATGTTAGCATCAGGTGCTTCTGGCAGTCCTACATTAGATGTTGGTTTATTATTTAATAGAGGTAATCAAGGAAATGCAGCAATTTTTTATGATGAGAGTGCAACTACTTTTAAGTTATCTGATACTAATGACCCTCTCTCTAATACTGCCTTATCACCTGTAACGCAATCTAATTTAGATGTAGGCATACTAACTGCTGCAAGTGTAAAATTTGACGGAGCAGATTTATCTACTGCTATAACCGATAACAGATCTGGAGCAATAAGCACTGTATTTAATACTAACCTAACAGCTTCAAGAGCATTAATAGCTGGTTCTGGGGGTAAGATAGAAGTTAGTGATGTTACTTCTACTGAACTTGGACACCTTGATGGGGTAACCTCCGCACTACAAACACAGATAGATTCTAAGATTGCGACTACAGACTCAGCTTCTAACGATTTCATTACTTTTACAAGACTTAATGCAAATCTAAACTCTACAACTGCTAATATTAATGTGGTACAAGATAATGTTGCTGCTATAACTGGAGGAGCTACTTTACTAAGCCCACACACTAACGTAATCACAAGCATAGCAGATTCAAATACTTATGGAGTCGGTGCAGAATTAAAAGCGATTGCTAATGTGATATCAGTAACAATTGATGGTGCTACACAAACTCCAACTACAGATTTTATTTATAATGATACTGGAGATACTATCCAGTTTACAGATATTGAAACATCGTTCCCCGCTGGTTTAACTATAACAATTGTAGGATTTAAACAAGCGAGTTAATGAGAAAATATAGACAATTGACTACAGAGATAACATTTAGATGTAATGCTAAATGTCCTGCTTGTCACAGGCTAAAACCGTTAAGGATAAATCTTAATGATAAAAAATATACAATCTCTATTGAAAACTTTAAAAAACTATTTTATCCTAAACTATTAGAAAACTTAGAGTGGCTGGTATTTAACGGAAACTTTGGCGACTCTGTAATGAATAAAGATTTTAGAGATATTCTTACATATGTAAAATCACATGATACTAAAGTTTTAATTCATACTAATGGAGGAATACATAATCAAGATTATTGGACTGATATTGGTAATATACTAACTACTAAAGATATTATAAACTTTGATATTGATGGTTTAGAAGATACTCATCATATTTATAGAATAAACACAGAGTATAAAAAAGTATTTAACAATGCAAAAGCAGTAATTGATACTAAAAGACCAAAAGTTCATTGGAAGTATATAGTATTTGAACATAATAAGCATCAGGTTGAAGAGGCGAGAAGAAGAGCAGTGAGTGCTAATTTTAGTACTTTCTCTACTGTAAAAACTTCAAGAGAGTTTAGTGCTCCAAAAAGTGGAGAGTACGTTCATGCTAAGAAAAAAGTTAATCTTGATAGTATAGAACGAAAAATTATTTGTAGCTGGCAAGACTGGGGTAAGTGGTATATTGCTCCTGATGGTAATGTTTTTAGGTGTTGTTGGACTGGGGGACATTTTTATGATGAGATTAATACTAGGTTTTATTACATAAAAGAATATGAAAAAGTGTTTAATGGTTTTATTAATCCAATAGAGAAAATACTTAATTATGAATACTGGACTAAATTATCAAAGTATCTAGCAGGATATGAGAGAGCATTTCCTCTTTGTAAATCACAATGTGGTAAAATTGTATCATCTATTGAAAAAACAGAAGAAAACTTAAAAACAGGTGACAAAACAGTATTTGAAGCTCGTAATCAATGGGGAAATTAAATGGCATATAGAACTATAAAAAAAGTTGGCAGGTTTAAGTTTAAAAAACCTCCCAGTCCTAAAATTCGTAAAAATGAACGTTTGCGTAAACTAGCTACAAGTGGTAAACTTACTACAAATAGGTTAGAAAAACATATAGTTAGTGAGAGAAAAAAAGGATACCCAGTTAAGTATTCAAAACCTATAGGTTTTAAAAAATCAAGGAGGAGAAGATGAAATTAAAAGATGGACATACTGATGTAGCCTCTGCTAAAAGGCAGTGCGCTAATATAATAGAAGATTGTCAAGATATTCTCCGTAGTTTGCCTGATGATAATGAAGCTTCTCTACCAACTTGGTGGACTAATAAATTAGCCGTATCAGCAGCTTATATAAATTCAGATAGAGATTATCTGGTATACACTGTGCAGGAAACTCCAAATGAAGAGTCTAATGCACCAAAGTCACCTTCTGATATGCTAGTGACCATGGGAGAAGAAGATGCCGCTGAAAAAAGGGAAGAGCCAAAAAACGATATCGAAAAACATCAAAGAGCTGATGAAGAAACCTTCACGTTCGAGATCAAAAGCGATATCGACAATTTCGAAAAAGCAAGGAATATCGAAGAAACAAGCCTTACGAAAACAAGCGGTAGCGATAGCTCTGAGCACAGCAGGAAAAGCTCTTCAGAAAAAGAATAAATAAAATTTTGACTTTTAATGTCAATTAAATGAAAATGGAGTTATAAAATGCCAAATAAAAAAATGAAAAATGGTATGATGAAAAAAAATGGTAATGGTAACACCATGAAGAACGGGAAAGCAATGAACGGAAACGGGAATGGCAAGAACGGACTAACTGCAGCGCAGAAGAAGTTACCTCCAGCTTTACAAAAAGCTATTCTTAAAAAGAAGGGTAAAAAATAATGTCAAATAAACAAACTCACATAGTTAGCCCAGAACTTAATTTGGGCGCACAGTTCAAATCTATTGACCATATTCCTACTAACCATCTACAAGCAGGTGATGTAATTCAAGTGTTACCAGGTTCTTATTCCGATCCAAGAACAACTAATGTAGCAGATGTAACTATAATGGGTATGGGCGATGCTAAAGATGTTGTATTTACTGGTTTTTCAATACCATCAGGTATAACAGCTGGCTCAAACGTAATAATTAAAAACTGCAAAATCGATTCACCAGGAGCAATAGTAGGTAACGCTGCTGTTACTGTAACTTTTGAAAATTGTATTTTTGAGGCAACAGACGGTGAGAGTAGAAGTGCTGCCTTAGCAATAGCTAACGCAGGTATCACAACTGGTGTGCTAGATTCAAACGCAGGTGTTGCAGCAACTGATGCAGCTTCTGTAATTATTGCAGAAAATTGTACATTTGGTGATAATGTTTTAGGAGGTTATGGTGTTGTTGCTCATAACAATTCTGGAAGCCAAACTTACAGATATTGTAACTTTCCAGTAGACACTGGAATGCTAAGTAACGTTGCTACAGTAATTGAACATTGTACATTTACTGGCGCAAATTCTTACTTTACTTCAATCGCAGCTGGTGGTGCACCAACTGTAACTGTAAGATCATCTGTCTCAGAAGCAGCTAACGCTGGTAATAATACGGAAACTATAAAAGCAGCAATTTCATAAGGAGGACAACATAATGTCAATGATTAAAAAAACCGTCACAGGGGATGCCGAAGCTTTAAAGTATGTAAAAAATGCTAAACAAACTACAGGTATGCCAAAAGGTGGCACACAGAGAACTTCATTCACGGGTTCGAGTGATTCTAGACCTGCTGGCGCTGTAAAAGGTGGCCCAATGGCTGGAATGAAAACTGCTCCTGGATATGTAGACCAAGGTCCAGTAATGGCTGATATGAGTTCA